GGCGGCTGACCCCGGCTACCTCGCCAACCTCATGGCGCAGCCGACGGTAGAGCGAGAGCGCCTCCTCGGCGGCAACTGGAAAATCAGGCCGGCGGCGGGGCTCTTGTTCCGTCGCGGCTGGGTCGAGGTCGTCGATGCAATCCCGACCGGCGCGCGTTGGATGCGGGGCTGGGACCTGGGCGCGACACCGAAGACCGAAAGCAACGACCCGGACTGGACGGCCGGCACCAAGATCGGGAAGCTTCCGGACGGCCGGTACATCGTCGCTCACCACTGCCGCGATCGGCTCTCTCCCTCTGGCGTGGAGAGGCTGATCAAGAACACGGCAGAAGCCGACGGCAAGGAGGTCCAGATATCACTTCCTCAGGATCCGGGGCAGGCGGGCAAATCGCAGGTCACCAACCTCACGAAGCTGCTGGCCGGTTTCACCGTACGGGCCACGCCAGAATCCGGCGACAAGATCACCAGGTTCAGCCCGTTCTCTGCGCAGGCCGAAGCCGGAAACGTGCTGGTGCTCCGCGGCCCTTGGAATGAGGCTTGGTTTTCGTCGCTCGAGGGTTTCCCCGAAGCAGCCCATGATGATGACGCGGACAGCACGAGCCGCGCCTTCAACGCGCTGCTAAGCGCAAGCACATACACGCTGGCGAACGTCTGAGCCGAGGCGGAGGCTGTCAGGGGGAGGGGGTGAGGAGCGTTTCATCGTACCACACGTCCTCGTAGCCCGGTGCAATTATGAATCGCCAACCCGGAGGCAAGGCGAGGTATGGCAGCACCGCGGCACAACGCTCTTGCATGTGGCTAATGTGGAGGGGCTTGAAGAAATCAGGACCTGTAGAGAGTTCCTCGCCTCCCCAAATGAACCAGCCGCTGGTCCCGCTCTGGGGCGGGTGTCGCAGGCCGTTAAGGGGCTGCTCGCCCCGCAAAGCGCTGTCGGAAATGCCCAGTCGGTGAAGGTCATCAGGTCGCAACAGCTCGGCGCCGTAGCGTCGGCATACTTCCAATTGGGTCTGAATCAGCGTCGCCTCCACATCTTCGAGTCGTCCGGCTCGGTCTACTACCACGCCGCATGGCGTCGCCGAAGAATAGTCTAGGAGCGGACATGGCCAATATTATCGCGTTCGTCCGCGACAGCCTGACAAACATGGTCTCCAGTCTCGGCACCAGCCGGGACAAGGCGGCGGCAACGTATTATTCCATGCCGCTGCTGTCGGACGAGGAACTGCTCAACGCCTATCGTGGTGCTTGGCTCCCCCGGAAGATCGTAGACATCCCGGCGTTCGACAGCATCCGCGCCTGGCGCGATTGGCAGGCGAAGAAGCCTCAGATCGAGGCGATCGAGGCCGAGGAAAAGCGGCTCAACCTGATGGGCAAGCTGCTGGAGACCCGCATCAAGGCGCGGCTCTGGGGCGGCGCTGCGATGGTGATCGGTACCGGCGACCAAGACCTGACGGCGCCGCTCGACGTCGAGCGCATCGGTAAAGGCGGCCTGAAATATCTCACCGTCATGACGCGTCGCCACCTCACGGCCGGCGAGATCGACCGTGACCCGGCATCCGAATGGTACGGCAAGCCGAAGATCTACCAGTTGAACTCGGCCGACGGCGTGCAGGTCCTGATCCACCCGTCACGCCTGGTCGTGTTCAATGGCAGCCAGCAGCCGGACGAGGACATCGTGACCACGACCTATGCCGGCTGGGGCGACAGCGTGCTCTTGTCGGTGGTCGATGCGATCAAGCAGGCCGACGGTACCGCAGCGAACATTGCCAGCCTCGTCTTCGAGGCGAAGGTCAACGTGATCCGCATTCCTGATTTCATGCAGAACATCGGCAACGCGGAGTACCGGGCGAAGATCCTCGAGCGCTATACGCTCGCTGCCACGGCCAAGGGCATAAACGGCGATCTGCTTCTCGACAAGGAAGAGGAATACGAACAGAAGACGGCGAGCTTCGCCACGCTGCCCGATGTCCTCATGTCGTTCCTGCAGATCGTCTCGGGCGCCGCGGACATTCCGGCCACGCGGTTGCTCGGACAGTCGCCGGCCGGCATGAACGCGACCGGCGAAAGCGACCTGCGCAACTATTACGACCGCCTGCAGGCGATGCAGACCGTCGAGATGACGCCGGCGATGGCCCGCCTCGACGAGTGCCTGATCCGTAGCGCGCTCGGCTCACGCGATCCGGACATCTACTACGAGTGGGCTCCTCTCTGGGGCATGTCGGAGAAGGAGAAGGCCGACGTCTTCAAGACGAAGGCCGATGCAGCCCGCCAACTGGTCGGTACGACACCGGGGCAGGAGATCATCCCGCGCGATGCGGTTTCGGATGCCCTGGTCAACACGTTCATCGAAGACGGCTCGTTGCCAGGACTCGATGCTGCGATTGAGGAATACGGCAAGCTCAGCGAGCAGGAGCCCGACGAGGACGAGGTCGCCGCAGCAGCTGCTGCCCAGCAGGCGCAACAGACGCCACCAGGGCAGAGGAAGCCGACTGCCGACGCCGCGCCGCGCACGCTCTACGTTCGTCGAGACGTCATCAACCGGTCCGATATCGTGCGTTGGGCCGAAGGGCAGGGCTTCACCGACATCGTCCCGGATCTTCATGTGACGATCGCCTACAGCCGGACGCCCGTCGACTGGTTCGAGATGGGCGAAAGCTGGTCGCCTCGGCTTGAGATCGCCGCAGGCGGACCGCGCCAGATGGAAGGGCTCGGCGCGGACGGCAAGTACAAGGCCCTGCTCATCACCGCGTCCGAGCTCGTTTGGCGCCACCGTGCCATGATCGAGGCCGGCGCATCGTGGGATTGGCCGGAGTACCAGCCGCATATCTCCATCCAGATCGGCGGCGATATCGATCTGACCAAAGTCGAGCCATATCGCGGCAAGATCGTCCTTGGTCCGGAAATCTTCGAAGAGCTTCGCGAGGACTGACGCTATGAAATTCACGGACCTTGCACCGATCGCGGGCACGCGACGGACCGCCGACGGCTACCTTGTTGCTGACGTTCGCACCGCGCGGACTGGTATCCAGCTCTATGCCGGCCATGAGGTCGGCAAGCCGGAAATGCAGGTCGTGAAGGTTTACCGGCCCGAGGAACAGGTCTTCGATAAGGCCAGCCTCGGAAGCTACGCGCACAAGCCGGTGACCAACGACCATCCGGACGAGGCGGTCACCGCCGACAACTGGAAAACCCTGTCGGTCGGCCAGATCGGCGACGAGGTCGCCCGTGACGGCGAATTCGTCCGCGTCCCGCTCATCGTCATGGATGGTGCCACCATCAGCGAGATCGAGGGCGGCAAGCGCGAGCTCTCTGCCGGCTACACCTGCGATCTCGCATGGGAGCCGGGCACCACGCCAGCGGGCGAGAAATACGACGCCATCCAGAAAGATATCCGAATCAACCACGTCGCCATCGTGCAGCGTGGCCGTGCCGGATCAGAAGCTCGCATCGGCGACGGTGTGAGGTCGTGGGGCGCTGCCCCGTTCACCAGTGATCAGAAACCGAAAGAGGACAAGATCATGACCCTGAAGACGGTTACCGTCGATGGCATCCCGGTTGAAGTAACCGATCAGGGTGCCACGGTGATCGGCACGCTGCAGCAGCGGATCGCCGACGCCAATACGAAGTTCGCGGACGCGGAGAAGGCACATCAGACGGCTCTGGCCGCCAAGGATGCCGAGCTCGCGAAGAAGGATGCCGAGATTGATGCTCTGAAAGGCAAGATCCTTTCCGACGCCGACCTCGACAAGCGCGTTCAGGCCCGTGCCGATCTCATCACCAAGGCGCACGCGATCGCCAAGGACGTGAAGACCGAAGGTCTTTCCGACGCAGCCATCCGCAAGGCCGTTGTCGTTGCCAAGCTCGGCGATGCGGCCATTGCCGACAAGTCGGAGGCCTATGTCGACGCGCGCTTCGACATGCTCGTCGAGGACGTCAGCAAGAACGGCGCCGATCCGTTCCGCACTGTCGTGCAGAATGGCCTTTCGCAGGTCAACGACGCCGACAAGGTCGTAACCGACGCCTATTCGCAGATGGTCGCCGACATGAAGGCCGGCAAGACCTCTGCGGCAGCCAACTAAGGAGGCGCTTCAATGGCTACCTACCAGACCACGTATGGCGCGGCTCCTGCCAAGGGGCTGCCGGGGCAGATCGCCTCCGAAGAGAAGTGCAACAAAGTCAGCCGCACTGTCGAAACTGCGGCTGGCATCAAGTTCGGCGCACCCGCGCAGCGCGGTACGGGGGATCATGGCGTCGCCATCCTCACCACCGGCGACTTCCTCGGGCTTTCGGTGCTCAACCCGGCTGTCCCGCCGAACGCCGACAACCCGGATGCTTATCCGCAGTACTTCACGGGCGCATTCATGACGATGGGCACGATGTACGTCACCGCCGGTGCGACGGTCGCGGCTGGGGATCCGGTCTACTACGTCACGGCAACCGGTCGGTACACGAATACCGACAACACCGGCGCCAACCCGGCTATCCCCGACGCCTTCTTCGAAGAGGCCGGGGCAGACGGCGCGATCGTTCAGATCAGCCTTGGCCTGCGCCACCAGGCCTAACGCTTCACGAAAGGACTCACCACCATGAACCAGATCATTCGGCAGCCTTTCGCTGACGCGCAGGCCGCGTTCCCCTTCGTCATCGCGCAGGGGCGCAACATCGAAACCCGCATCTACCAGCGGCGCTATCCGACCTTCAACTACGGCGCTCACGTGCCCGTGGTGACGGAAGGCAATGCCTGGGCGATCGGCACGACGTTCTTCACCGTCGATACCACAGGCGAGGCGAAGTTCCTCTCCGGCGCCGGTACCGACATGCCGTTCAATCAGGCAACGAAGGACATGGCCAGCCACGACTTCGCGATGATCGGCTCCGGCTGGGAGTGGAACCTCGAGGAGGTCAATCAGGCGGCGCTTTACGGCATCGACCTGAACGGCACCAAGGCCATGTCCGCCTCCGACAAGGTCGAGCGCCTGCTCAACTCGGTTGCCATGGTCGGAACGACCGAGAAGAACTGGACCGGCTTCGTCAACGACCCGCAGGTCTCGCGTGTCGACGTTGCCGCGGATGGCACGGGCTCTTCGACCTTCTGGTCGGCAAAGTCAAACGACCAGATCCTTCGGGACATCAACGACCTGATCTCCAGCGTTCGGGAGAACACGTCGGAAGTGGAGTGGGTCGACACTCTCCGGCTGCCGCCGGAAGCGTTCCGCCTCATCGCCACCCGCCGCCTCGGCGAAGGCGACGGCCTCCTGACTCTCCTGGAGTACATCCGCCGCAACAACGTCTACACGGCGGAGACGGGCCAGCAGCTCGACATCCAGCCGCTGCGCGAGCTGGCCACGGCATCCCAGGACGGCGGCGGCCGCATGGTCGTATATCGCCGGGATTCGGAAGTTCTCCGCTTCCACCTGCCGATGCCCCGCCGTGTCCTCCAGCCGCGCCAGAAGTCCATCATGGGCTTCGAGACCGGCATCATCGCCCGTACCGGCGGTACCGAATGGCGTCTGCCCGGTGCTGCCGCCTACGGCGACGAAATCACCGCACCGCCGGCCTGATAGGAGGAATCCATGAAGGTCACCAACAACAGCAAGGCCCTGCAGGGCGTGCGCTCCAAGGGGCGGGCCGTCTACATCCCACCGGGGGAGACCCGCGACGTCGACCTTGAAGGCGTCGATCTCGAAAAGGCCAAGCGCCTTCGCTTCCTCAAGTTCGAGGGCGTCTCCAAGGCTGCAAGCAACCAGGACATCGACGGTCCGAAGACGGCACTCGAAGTGCTCGAAATGGCGAAGGACCCGAACGTCCAGTTCATGTCGTTCAAGTCGGCTGCCAAGAAGCTGCTCGGCGATAAGACGCCGGGCACGAAAGACGAGATCGTTGCGGCTCTCGAAGAGCTGGCAACGCAGCCCTGATATTTCTCCCGGCGGTTCTCCCGCCGGGACTCAGTACGACACAGTGACGTCAATCCACTGGCCGACATCGCCACGGCCGTAAATTCGAACATCGACCCAGACGTCGCCGCGGATGATCATGTTCGCGGCGTCGCTGGTCATCGATCCGTTCGCTAGCATCACTTCCAACGCTTGCCTGTTTGCGGGTTCTGCGAAGAAGGTATCGCTTTGGTCACCTCGATCGCGCATTCCGTACAAATGGAAGTTCGCCCGATCCTGCCGGATCACCTGCCAAGGTTGGTTCAGCCGGACCCCGCTCGAATTAAACAGGTCATCTTGGCTGATGTAAGCGCGATACCCGTCGATCAATCCTGCTGACGGGGCTCTGGTGATGGTTGCTTGGCCGTATGCCGAGGTGGCGGCAAGACCCGCGGAAAGCAGTGCAATTGTAAGTGTCTTCATGGGACCTCTCTCGCCTTCTCCATTACTAAAAGTGGCGGCGAATTCCAGACGGGCCTTGAATGATGGTTAAGGGGGCATCATGGCTGGATACGGCGATAATGCAGGCTTCACGTCTTACGCTGAGGCGGCCGGCTATGCCTTTCCCGATGGCACGACCGAAGCCCAGAAGACCGCAGCACGTCAGCGCGGTTCTCTGGTGATCGATCGGTACGAGCCTCGGTTCAGCGGCCGGAGGACCGGCGGGTACTCTCAGGATCGAGCATGGGCGCGCTCTGAAGCCACGACCTATTACGGCGAGGCGATCCCCTCGGACGAAATCCCGGTGGCGATCATCAACGCCTCCTACGAGGCAGCTTTCCTCGAGCTGACGAACCCGGGCAGTCTTTCTCCGGTCGTCACCGGCACGTCTACGGTGAAACGCGAGAAAATCGGACAGCTTGAGGTCGAGTATTCAACCTCCTCTTCAACGGGCATCGACGATCTTGTCGCGCTCGCCACACCGGTTGTCACCACTATAGAGGGGATGCTCTGGCCGTTCCTGACGCCGGTCTGGCCGGGTGCGTTGGTGGTGTAGCTATGCCGATCAGAACACGCCCAGAGAGCTGAGCAACGAAACTGCGCCTACGATCAGAACGACGATCTGAGCCATCTGCTTCATCGAAGAGTCGATCGGAAGCTTCTGCACGAGATAGAGCAAAACGATGACGAATAGGATTGTGACGAGGATGCTGATTGCGGCGGACATGTCCCCCAGATCCTGGGTAAGGAGCCTTGCGGCAATGAGGCGTAAATAAGGCTTATCTCTCGAAAAGGAAGGGCGGAGGATGGCGAACCCGATCTATGCACGCCTGCAGGCAACCGCGCAGCGTCTCATCGCCAAGTACGGCCAAGCCGGTACCGTGAAGCGGATCACGCCTCCGGACCCGATCTACGGCGGCGAGCCTGTCGTGACCACCTATCCAGCAACGCTCGTCCCGATGGCCTTCGAGGCCCGATACATCGACGGCACGGTTATCCAGACCGGTGACATGCAGATTTACATCTCCGCGGTCGGTCTCGCGATCGAGCCCACCGTCGGCGATGTGGTCACCGCCAACGGCAAAGACTACACCATCGTGGCGGGTGACCCGAATAAATACGACGGACTGACGAACGTCGTTTTCGTGGTACAGGGCCGCAATGCAAACTGAAGGTGCTGAATGACCGAAAACTCAGAGCAGATGGTGTCCGTGCCGCTGGAGTTGCTCCGTCAAGTCCTGGAACAGGCGGAAGTGGACAACTACAGCGTCGAAAACGAGCGGGCATGCACCCCAGAAGACCACGCCGAGCATCGGAAAGAACGCGCTGCAATCGATGAACTTCGCCGCATAGCGGGCATCCCCGAATAGCGTTTGGCATCCATCACCACCCGTAGTCAACGGCTCGCTTCGGCGGGCCTTTTTCATAGGAAGGATTGCAGCATGAGCAAGACCAAGGTCGAAGTCGTGAAGCCCTTCGAGCGCTACAAAATCGGCGATAAGCCGGAACTGACCCCAGTCAAGGCGGCCACGCTTGAGAAGATGGGGCTGGTGAAGCCGGCCAATCAGACGGCAGAGAAGCAGATCGCCAAGGCAGCGCCGTGACCTTCGACGAGCTGCTCGCCACGTATGAACCGCGCTTGGCGGCTGCGTTTCGTGAGGCAATCGAGGAAATCCGCTCGTCCGTCGTGCTGGCGCGCGTGATCGAGCGTCTTGAGCGTGGCGACATCAACGGGGCGGTCGAGGCGATCCAGATCGAGCCCGAGGCTTTCTCGGCGCTCGAAATCGCGCTGCAGGAGGCGTTCAACGCCGGCGGCACTAATGCTGTCGGCGAGTTGCCAAAGGTCATGGACCCGCAGGGCAACCGCGTGATCTGGCGTTTCGGCGTGCGCAACCCGGTAGCCGAGGCGATCCTGCGAGAGCTGTCGTCGACTATGGTCACGCACATCACCGATGACCAGCGGGAGGGCATCCGCCAGGCGCTGGAGCAGGGGCTTGCCAGAGGCGCCAATCCTAGATCGACGGCCCTCGACGTCGTCGGCCGGCAGAGCCGCGTCACCGGCCGCCGGGAGGGCGGCGTGTTTGGGCTCACGCAGTACCAGATCGAGTTCATCGAGCGGGCGCGCGTTCATTTGGCATCCGGCGACCCGGAAATGATGAACCGGTATTTCGAGCTCAAGACGCGCGACAAGCGGTTCGACCGGACCGTTATGGCTGCGATCAGAGCGGGCAAGCCGGTCACCGGCGAGGCGCTGACCAAGATCATCGGCCGGCTGCGCGACAAGAACCTGCTTCTCCGCGGTGAGACGCTGGCGCGGACCGAAACCATGATGGCGCTCAGCTCCGCCCGCGACGAGGCGATGCGGCAGCAGATCGAGGTCGGCAAGGTCCAGGCGCAGGACGTCACGAAGGTATGGCGGTCGGCCGGCGACAGCCGTGTGCGGCACACCCATCGCGTCCTCAACGGCAAGGCGGTCGGGATGGAGGAGGTATTTCAGAGCCCGTCCGGCGCGCTTCTCCGGTTCCCCGGCGACCCGCGCGCGCCGATTTCAGAAATCTCCGGCTGCAGGTGCCGCCTGGAATACAAGGTCGATCATATCGGCGCGGTCGTTCGCGGGTACCGTGCTGAGGTCGCCTGATGGCCAAGCTGTCGTTCAGCGCCACCGTCGCGGCATTCGCGGAGAAGATCCCGGGCGCGGTCGAGGCAGTTTTCAAGGAAGCTGTCCACGACGTGACAGAGGAGATGCTGAAGCCGACGGGCGCCGGCGGCCGGATGCGTGTGGATACCGGCTTTCTCCGCGCCTCCGCGCTCGCCTCGACGACGGCCATGCCGACGATCAATCGAAACTCTGGCCCGGCGGAAGGTTCAAGCTACGCCTTCGATTTCGGCCAGATCGAGGCTGTCATTCTCGGCGCCGACGTCAACGACACCATCTATGTCGGCTTCACGGCCGGCTATGCCGTCTATAGGGAGTTCGGCGCCAATGGGCAGCCACCTGACGCATTCGTGCGCGGCGCAGCCCAACAATGGCAGGGGATCGTCGATCGCAAGGTGGGAGAGCTCAAGCGTCGTCTTGGGCTTTGACGGCTTGGTTCTTATCCGTCCCGGCCTCCTGCGCGGCGAGGTGGCCCATCTGCAGCAACGTCAGAGCCCGTCGCGCGGCTTTGAGTGCCGTGTCGCCTCGCACGGTTTCGCCTTCCTCGCGACCAAGGGCGAGATAGGCGGCATGGAGCCGCTCGTAAACCTGATCGTCGGAGAGCTTATCGGCCATCGCCGGGAAGGATTACACGAATGCCCACAGGTGTGGAAGCGAACATCTTCAAAGCCCTAATGGATCGGCTGCTCGCCCTAACCCTCACGCCGGCCCAAGCGATCGCCGCGCCGAATGTGGCTTTCCCGCCGGCCGGACAAACCAAGCCGAAAGATTACCTGGAGGTGACCTTCCTTCCCAACCCGACCACCACACGAACGGTCGGGCCGGGCCGGCAGCAGCACCGCGGCATCATGCAGGTAACTGTCCACTACGGTAGCGGTACCGGCATCGTCGTGCTGTTGCAGCGCGCCGACCAGATCATCGCCCACTTCCCGAAAGACCTGATCCACTACGAGAGCGGCGTGAAGGTGAAGGTCAACCGCAAGCCGTACGCAATCCCGCTCCCGCCCAGCAACGGCTCCCTGATGGTCCCCGTGACCATCCAGTACGAAACCTTCGCAGCCTAACCAGCAAGGATAGCTCCAATGACAATCACGACTGCCACCGGGGCCCGCTATTTCATCGGCGGGACGACCTCGATCGATTACACCTCCGATGCCACCGCACTCGCCGCTTTCGAGGCCCTGACCTGGGTTGAGATCGGCGAGGTCGAAGACGGCGGCGAGCTCGGCGACGAAAGCGCGGACGTGACCTTCCAGTCACTCTCCGACAGCCGTGTCCGCCACCTCAAAGGCGCTCGCGACGCCGGCACCATGGCGCTCGTCGTCGGCGATGATCCGCTTGACCCGGGCCAGGTCGCGCTGCGCGCTGCCGAGCAGACGAAGTTCCTCTACAACTTCAAGGTCGAATACGAGGACGCCCCCGACGCGACCTATTCCAACAGCGTCGACTACTTCCGCGGCCTGGTCATGTCGTTCCGGAAGAACGTCGGGACCGGTGACAACGTCCTTCGGCGCACGGCGAACATTGGGATCAACACCCACATCATCACCGT